GGCTGCGATGGTCGTTGACGGCCATCACACTAAAGCCTACTACGATAATCTCAAAAAGGAACTGGGACCGTCGAAGTACTGGAATGATACCAAGATCCAAGGAGCTTACTTCAAGGATGCTCAGGCGCTAGGTGATCGCTTCAATCAATAGATTAAACTGAGTAAGTTAAGGAGTAACTAATGTCGATGAATACGACTAATGGTGCGCTTCTCACTCGCTCGGAAATCTGGAGTACACAGCTCAAGGAAGTTCTCCAAGACGAGCTGAACGCACAAGGTTGGGTTAACTGGCTGAGTGAGTTCCCGGATGGTGACCAGTTCACGATCCCGTCTATCGGCGAATCGTCCATGCGTGATTATGTAGAAGACACGGATGTAGTCTTCGACGCACTGGACACTGGTGAGTTCACATTCTCGATTACCGAGTACAAGAGTGCAGGCCACTATATCACGGAAAAGGCACGACAGGACCTGTTCTACGCCTCACAGTTGGAAGCAAAGTTTGTACCCTCGCAGGCCCGTGCTCTGGCGGAAACGCTGGAAACGGACATCCTCGCCCTTGCGGCAGGTGGAGCCTCGGGTGGTCAGACGGCTGACGACGACAACGACATCAACGGTGCTGAGCATCGCTGGGTCGCACAGGGCACGAACGAAGTCTTTACCGTTGCTGACGCCGCAAAGGCACTGTTCGCTCTTAAGAAGGCTAATGTCCCCGGTAGCAATCTCATTGCTATCGTTGACCCTTCGGTAGAGTACGAACTTAACACGTTGACGAACATTGTTAACGTTTCTAATAACCCTCGTTGGGAAGGTATCATCGAGACTGGTATCGGCTCGGATATGCGGTTTATCCGTAACATCTTCGGGTTCGACTTCTACGTATCGAACTACCTGCCGGACGCAAACGAGACGATTGACTCCGTCACGACGACTGCTGGTAAAGCTAATGTCTTCATGTCGGCAGCCTCGACTGACATCATGCCCTTCATGGGCGCGATGCGTCAGATGCCGAAAGTAGATGCTGGCTACAACATGCACAAGCAGCGTGAAGAGTACGTCACCACGGCACGCTATGGCCTCAAGGTCTACCGTCCTGAAAACCTCGTATGTGTCCTTTCTGACACTGACCAAGTATAAGGAGTTATATCATGGCACGCGATGCAGTATGGGATAACAAAGACGGCTTGGTCGTTGGTTTCGGAACCCGCACGCCTCAGTACACGGGCTCTTATAGTGTTGCTTCTGACGCAGCTAATGGTATCAGCACGCTGATCTACCGCTTTCGTGGCGAAGATCTGACTGATGCAGTTGCTGTTACGGACGATGCACTGTTGCACGCCCCTGTAATTCCGAATGGCTCGGTCATCAAGGGCGCTACGCTTTATGTCGTAGAAGCTTTTGCTGGTACGAATGCTGTTCTGGATATTGGCGTTTACAACGGCGCAACAGACGCTGCTGTAGATGACGATGGTATTGACGCAGCTGTTGCTGTTACTTCAATCGACGCCATTGGCGATACGATTGCCTGTGACGGCGCAGACGTTGGTACGGTTGTTGCTACGACTGGTGGTGTTAAGATCGCAGCTTCTTACGATACTGCGGCCTTCACGGCTGGTGAAGCAATCCTCACGGTAGAGTTTGTACCGTCTCCGTCTAGCGGCTAATAGCTAGTTTGGGAAGAGCCCCTTCGGGGGCTCGACCCTTTTACTAAAGGAATAAACCAATGGCAAATCCTAAGAAATGGGATAGTCAGTTTGCAGATTCTTCGGGCAACCCCCTTCTGGGTGAAGCTCAGTCTCTGATTGCTGACTTGAGCATTACGTATACTACGGATGATCCGGGCTTGACCGCTGGTGCGGCTTTAACAGTAGCTGATGGTGATACGCCAACGGTTGCTGAGCTGTTGCAGGGCGTTCATAATCTTAACGCTAAAGTTAATGCTATCTTGGACGTTCTTGAAGCCCACGGTCTGATGAAAGATGCGTAATGTTTGACATCTACTACTGTCCTTCCTACCCCTTAGAGGATATTCAATACTCTAAGAATATAAAGAAGGAAGGTATGGATGACTTTAGGCGAGCCCTTGCGGAGAACATATCGAAACAAGGGCTAGCCAACCCCCTTATAATTCTAAACCACAGGGATCCTACAAAGTACAAGGAACGCTGGCTCAAGACTGGCAACAACAGGCTATGGGCTCTTAAACACCTTGGCTGGACACACGCTCCAGCAATAGTAACAGGATCGTGTAAACATCCCTGTATAAAGGTAAGCTTTGAAGAAGCACAAACGTATTGCAAAGATGGACGACTGTCGTACGACGAAGAAGCACACGGCGCTGTCCTTCAAATGAAAGACGTTTGTAAACCGGAAGACTATGAGTATCCAGTACTTTCACACAACAGTCCCTCACAGCGGGACTCGTTACATCAACGGCGCAGTGGAACAAGCAACAGGGCATCGGGTAGTACAGACGCCCACTATGAAGAAGTGGGAGCAAGCTGACAAGCCGGTGTTCGTATTTGCCCATGTAGGGCAGAACTGGATGGACTTTGTGGAATGGGGCATTGAGAACTCAGACCACGCTTGGATGACCATTAGGTCTCCCATCCACACTTGGGGCACACACTGGGGCCACATCCACATGATGCTGGACCCGAATAGGAATGACTGGAAGTGGGTACTAGGTAAGATGCGAGGCCAGTGGGAAGCTCAGCTAGAGCTGCTCCAGAAGTACAGGGACTTGCACATCCACCCAGTTGAAGGAGACATCCGAGACCTAGGGGAGCACCTAGGACTGGATCTTAACCCTGAACAGAACACGTACTCGAAAACGACAGAGATGAAGACAGCTCTTCGAGATCGAGACGTAGACAAGATCAACGAGCTGTGCAATGGCACAGACTTCTTTGAATGCTTCAGAGACTATATAACACCCGACATCAGAGAGCTTTACGAAGCGTGCGGGTACGAGATTTGGTGGACATAGATGGCTAAAGAGACATTGTTAGGAATCGTACAAGACATCCTTTCGGATGCCGATGGCGATAATGTAAGCGATATCGCAGACACGGTGGAGTCCGATCAGTGCGCTACGGTAGTCATTGATTGTCACGACCTGCTCGTAGATCTCCACGACTTGGAACACACCAAGACACCGAAGCAGCTGACGGCTACCAGTGGTACTACTCCCACTGTGATGAACAGACCAGAGGGCTTTCACACTATTGAGTGGATCAAGTATGATGCTCGCACAGCAGCAGGAGATCCTCAAGACTTCCAGTTTGTAGAGTATATGGAAGTAGAAGACTTCCTTACAATGGTGCAAGGGTGGAGCACAGATGATTCTAACGTAGATGCAATGACGCTCAGCACAGGAATCATTATCCCTATCCGTAACGATAGGGCTCCTAAGTATTACACAGTTATGGATCCGGGTTCGGACGAGTTTGTCTTTGACAGCTATGACTCCGACCTAGAGACGAACCTACAGGCCAGCAAGAGCATGGCCTTTGGTACCCAGCGTCCTACGCTGGCGAAGACCAACGCAGCTACTATGTCGCTGCCGAGGCACTTGGAATCCCTTGTCAAGAGGGAAGCCAGAGCAATGTACTTTGACCTGTACAAGGATGGCGTCACACGGGAGATTGACCGTACCCGTAGGCGCATGGAAGTCCGAGCACAGCGTCAACGTAACATAGTTAAAAATACCGACAACGACAACAGACCCGACTATGGGCGCAAATAGGAGACTAGACCATGTCTGAATTTAACCTTGACCGCGAGGTATCAATCGAGAAGAACGTAGACGCCAATGGCAAGAAGTGGGTAATCCACATGAATCGCCAGAACGGATTGTGCTATGTTCGACCAGAGCCGGATCGTTCCGACGCAGTGATCCCCGAAACAATGAAAGGTCTTTGGACCAAGCCTTCGTTGCTACAGCCCCGCATCGAAGAGTATCTCAACAAGAGTTGGGATAAAGCGGAAGCAGCTAACGCAGCGGCAGAACGCAAACGGGAAGTAGCCCGTGAACAGCAAGCAGCCAAGAAGAAGGTAGCTAAGAAGAGTGGAACAGCAGACAAGTAAGAACTTCTTTCAGCTTAACGGCGGACTGAATACAGAGGCAAGTGAGATTGGCTTCCCGGATGGGTACACCACCGACGAGGCCAACTACGAGCTTATGGTGGATGGCAGCCGTAGGCGAAGGAAAGGCTTAGCAGCTGAAAGCGGAGCAGGCTCCGCCAAGACAGTAGAGGTATTCTCTTCTGGAGATTACTGTCAATCCTACGTGTGGGAGAATGTTGGAGGAAATCCAAATAAGAAGTTATTTGTTTATCGCAACGGAAACGAACTGTACTTCGCAGATGCTGATGATACTGTAAGTGATGGCTGGTATAGTGGTACTGG